GTTCTTTTTATGAGTTTTCGTAAACGAATTCCCGCCTAATGAAAAAAGAGAAAACATCAGGCTCGCACACTTTTTGAAGTCATCCGAGGAGTCCTCCGATGGCTTCAAGGGCTGGGTTAACCCAGCCTTTGTTACGACCATACCAAGCAGCACCACTCATTGCCATATTCCGAACTTTTGCAAGCATCCTGCGAATCATTTCCATGTGCGCATTATTCTTGCAAGCGTGAGACTCACCCAGCAACGCCAAATTAACGGCGTCCAGGGTTGCTTGAGTTCCACTCTGTGAAGACGTTGGGAACACGGTTGTAAGCGTTTCCATTTCATAGATCGTAACGATGGTAAGACGCAGAACTGGTTGAGTTCCGGTCCCACCATCAGCACCAGGTTGAAGGACACCAGAAATGACAATAGAAGGATAGTCATGCGCATCAACATCAGAAGGTTTGTAAAAATTAAAATCTTCACGATCCTCCTGAGACCAATACACATAACAACCATCCTCCAATCGCCCGTTCCAGGCCTTCGGAGTTCGAGCAAGATTTTCCCAAAATTGAAGCGCCCCAACATTTTGGTTGGGGTTGTTTGAGAAAAAATTCTGATTGATGCTTGAACCAGGAATCCAATTAGCGGAAATTGATCCACCATTGGACAATTCAGGACGCAAGCATGTAGCAAGAACTGACATAGCCACAGGACGATATTGAGCGACAATACCTCCATCAAGGTAGGGATTAACCGTTGAAGCCAATCCCTGAGGCTCATAAGCAATAGGAACAATTGAAATGAGCGCACTTGTAGAGGCGGCAGTCCACTGGTCAGGAGCACGGAATTCATAAGAAATTCCGTCTACTAATCCCGATGGATCTTGGTCAGAACCAAACACGGCTATCACTTCGGTAGAAATGGCACCACCTTGGATCAATTGATTCTGTTCAACGCTGATTTGCGAATTTCCAATAGCAGAAATTGTGAGATTATTCGTGAAAGGCACAGCAGAATCCCACGTCAAAGTGCTAATTTTATACGCGCCAGGAGGACATTGAACATAATTTGCTCCAGGGGTGCCATTCAAAATGACGCCTTGTTTTGGTAATCCATACGAAAAATCAGCATAGAAACCAGCAGCAACATCATCAGCAGCACCAAGAGGACCCCAAGTATCGAGGCCATTGGGAATAGTTTTACGATAGAGCAATCCTGGTTCTGGACCAGTCAACGTAAAAAAATTCTCATCAATTCTAGGATCCGGAGAACCCAAATCACCACTTTCGGTGATATATGATTCAAAATCAGCAAATTGATTCGTAGGAATCCATCCAGCAGTATTATCAACAATGGCAACCTTATAAAAGGGAGGGGCAGTCGTATTTCCAAGCGTAGGCTGAACAGCGACAGCAAAACGACCCGAATCTTTCGTCGTGTCAATTGTTGCCGTGAGCTCAACAATTTTCTTGGAAGCAATAAGAGCAGTCTGCCTTCCATAGTTGGTATCAGGAATACGAACGGATGGCTGATTAGCCGGATCAATAAGACAAGCAACATACCCAGCAACAGCAGGATCACTCCTGAAATTGGAGGGCAAGTTGGCTCGAACTCGTGAAACTTGCTCGTTGAGCGAAGACATCGCAGGAAGAGATTGATTCTCCGTTCCGCGAGCAATTTTGGCTGAAGCTTTCTTCATGCCATTCTTCTTCTTTTTCTTCTTTTTCTTGTTTTTTTGAAGCATTTTCTTTGCAGCGGTAGACATTTCGAGTTCTTTTTCACACTCGAATTCAAAGTTCACAGGAGAACTTTGTTCACGCTCTGATTTAATGCAACGTGAACCAAAGCACTGAGGTTGAAAACCGCCAATTCGAGCTTTCTCTTTATGTATTTCCATAAGCATATGTTCAGAATGAAGCTGAGATCGATATCCAAGTTTTCCATGGGGATCCAATTGTTCAACAAGCCAATGACAATATCTATCCACAAATGGAAAGAAATCCTTATTGGTCCAGGTAAGCAATCGAATAGACATGGCTTTGGACACAAGAGCCGACTGATCAAATGCATCGCCACCACGTGACAAAGAGCCCATGGCGCGATATGATGGAAAAACAGGAACAAAAGAATTTAATCGCTCGTCCTTCAAAAAATAATGACCAAGAAATTCCATCGCTGGAGCAAATTCGCATTCCCATCCCATTTTCTTATAACTTTTCTCAATATTTGTTGGATTGAGAAATTGATAAGCATAGTCAGAAAGACCGACAATGCTGTCATCCCCAAAAAGATAGGGTTTGACATGGTTTCGGAAGATTTTAAAATCTTCATCGCCACCATTATCAAGCCAAAGAAAACACTGAATGAGAAAATTGATCAACGTGTTATCATGAGCAGTATTTCCTTGCCCACTAGGTTGATGATCAATCAAAACAATGGTACCATCAGGCAACATGACAGCAGTTTTGATGATTTGGATATAAGTGTTAATCAAAGCATTCCAAGTGGCCTCAGTCTTATACTCAGGAGCATAAGCACACCACCTCAACCAACAACAAGCAGCCAACATACGAAAAAACACGGACGCATCCCATTTTCCAATGTCCGTGCAGACTCGATGGGGAAAAGAAAGAAGATGTTTCGCAATGCGATGAAAGGATCCTCCGAACATCGACATGCCAACACAAGACGGAAAATCTGTGGAGGCACTTTTATTCATTTTTTCATTGAAGTCCATGCACAACATGTG